CCATGCCAGGATCGGATTGCGGTAGACCTCGCCGCCACCCAGGTACTTTTCAACAGTGGGCATCCATTTTGGTAATAATTCATCACGCTTTAACGCCACCTTTTGCGCCAATGTCAGCCCGTGCAACATATCCACATCGTTGGCCAGCGCCGCACTCAGAACGTGCAAGCTGTCTGCCCCTTCCAGTGCCTGGCGTTGCTTTAACTTCGTTTGCGCCGCTATGCGGGCACTGTGTCGCTGCGCGGGTGACAAGCTCATTTTTACTCTCCGCCTACGGGTTCGGATGGCTCGGCAACGGTGCCGATGGTCACGGCGGATTCATCAATCGCCGCATACAGCTCCATTTCTTCGACGGCGTAACCTTCGTTACGCAGGTACTTGTTTTCGTACTGCTTACGGTCTTCAACAAATTCCGCTTTACGCTGACGGGTATTGCGCTGCGTATAGATATGCAGATTGCTAAGCGTGGTCACCACCATGCGTTTGCCCGGCATAAACGGCGGGATAATGGCCTGACGTCCGGCAATGGAGTCCTGCAACATCTGCGCGGCGATTTTCTCACTTGGACGATCAGCGGCCTGATACAGGCGATACTGCTCAGCCGCCACCAGATCAGAACCGACCAAGACAACCAGACGCGGGTCATTACGGAATTGCTGCGGAATTTTGGTGTTGATCAGGTCTGACGCCATCGCATCCAGTGACTTGTAATCACCGTTCTGATCCAGCGTGACCGCATCGGTCATGATTTGTTTGCCTTCCTCGTACTTGCGAACAATTTCATGCCAGCCAATATTCACATCTTCGCCGTTCGGGTTCTTCTTGTAGTCGGTATCTTTTGCTACAGATTTACCGTTAAAGCCGATACGCAGCATATCCAGCGCAAAGGTCTGCGTGGTAAACGCGGTCACCATCTGAAAGAATTCTTCCTCGTTTCCGGCATTTGCCCACATTGAAAGCAAATCCCAACGCAACGCAGCGCACGAATCTGTTTCGACCAGCTTGTACTCATTACCTGAAACGCCAACGTTGCGACGAAAACGCCCATCAGCAATACGGCCGGTATGCAGACCAGACGCGCCCACGCTCACCACCTGGCCAGAAAGCTGGTCAACATCAGCCACGGTGATCCAGTTCAGGAAATCCGAACTTTCCAGCAGCGCTTCACGCAGCTGCGTTTCTTTCGGATCAGACAGAGAGAAGTAATTTTTTTCCTCGCCACCGTCCAGACCGTTAGCCGCCGCAAGTCCCGCGCCGAATTGCTTTAAAAAGCCACGCGCTTTTGCATTTAAAATCATTATTTATTCATCCTTAATCGCTACTCAGCGGTTAATGTTTTTCCCTGGCGAAAGCCTGATAAATGCTTATAAGAACTGGAACGGTTTTTTGCCGCCTTTTGGATTCTTACCAGGCAACTTAGTGACCTTATTATCCAGTTTGCTGAAGTTATTGACGATATTCGGCAAGTTATCGCGCAGACGCGCAAACTCTTCGGTATCCACCACCTCTTTAACGGTTTCAATATCACTCTGAATATCTTCAACGGTTGAATCTGTTTCGTCCGTTTTTGATTCCAGCGCAGCAACACGAGATTCTAACGCGGCTAATGCTTCAGCTAACGCCTGCAATTTATCGCCATCCTGCGGTGTTTCATCCGGTGCGGGCGTTTCGTCTTCAATACTGAAAAGACTGCGCCATTTCGATTTATTCTTATCCTTCCCTGCCATGTTAATATCCTTGATTTCGTTAATTACCAGCGGCGTGCTATTACCAATAAAGTAATTATCTTTCCGCTTATTAAATCGCATTCGCGTAGTGCCTACGCTTGCGGGTTCATCTGTAACACCCAGCCCTTCCAGATAATAACGGCCGGTGCCGCGAAAGTTGCCATCGGGCGTTAATTCAACAGAAGTAAATAAAAGCTTTCCGTTTCGGTTTGCCTGTACCAGTTCAGTGGAAGGACACAACCTTGCATAGAGCTTTACTAATCCTGAATCATCTTCGTTTGCCTCAACTTCCAGCACCTCACCGGCATTACCACACCAGCGCTCATGCTCAGGCCACAGCAGTGCGGTATACATATTTTTTGGGTCATACGTTTCCGCCGCGTCAATTAACATTTCCCTGGTTAAAAAACGCTTATCAACCGTTTCCCCTTCGGTTGCGATACAAAGCCAATTCGTCATTAAATGTGAATCTGACATACCGGAATTAACCTCCGTTGTTTCCGTGGATTGCAGTATCGCCAATAATTAACGCCCCCGCACCAAGATGATTTCGGATATAACTCCATATCCGACCACATCAGATATTTAATTAACGAAATAGCTGAAACATCCCCGCATAATGCCCTAATGGCTAAATACACAGATGAACTCAAAGACGTTGCACGCGCCTTATATTTGCGCCGTGCAACGCCAAAAGAAATCGCTCAGGATTTAAATCTGCCGAATGCGCGGATCATTTACTACTGGGCGGAAAAAGGGAATTGGGCTGATTTACTCAGCCACGAATCAACAGAGGAAGCGATAGAACGCCGTTACCAATTATTGGTTGGCCGGGATAAAAAAACAGAGCTGGAATTAAAAGAGATTGATTTGTTGATTGGTCACGCCGTGAAACTGCGTGCGCAGACAAATAAACATAAAGAGAAAATGGCCGCCGCCAAATCAGGCAACCAGGGAGGATATGACAGCCAGGGCGGGAACGGTGACGGCGCAGAGCCGGTGAAGAAGCGCAAATATAAGAAAAACGATATCTCCGGGTTATCACAGGAAGATTTTGACGCTTTCGCAGAGGAACATTTATTCGGCTATCAGAAGCACCTGCGCAACAACCTGGCACAGCAGATCAGGAACATACTGAAAAGCCGCCAGATTGGTGCAACCTGGTACTTTGCTATTGAGGCATTCGAAAATGCGGTCATGACCGGCGACCCGCAAATTTTCCTTTCCGCTTCCAAAGCACAGGCGGAGGTATTCCGCTCTTACATCGTCAACATCGCAGAGCAGTATTTTGGCATCACGCTGACCGGCAACCCGATCAGACTAAGCAACGGCGCAGAGCTGCGCTTTCTGTCCACCAATAAAAACACCGCGCAGTCATACAGCGGCCATTTGTACTGCGACGAATACTTTTGGGTGCCTAACTTCGCCAGGCTGAATGAAGTGGCCAGCGCAATGGCCACGCACGACCATTGGCGAACCACCTACTTTTCAACGCCTAGCGCCAAAACACACCAGGCTTACCCCTTCTGGACAGGGGAAGAATGGAAGCAGGGAGACAAAGAACGCCAAACCGCCGTTTTCCCATCCTTTGATGAAATGCGCAACGGTGGCCGACTCTGCCCGGATGGACAGTGGCGGTACATCATCACGATGGAAGACGCGATCAGGGGCGGATTTAACCTAGCCAGCATCGAGAAGCTGCGCAACCGCTACAACCGTGACACGTTCAACATGCTGTATATGTGCGTGTTCGTGGACAGTAAAGACAGCGTTTTCAAATTCAGTGACCTGGAAATCTGCGGCGTGGACGTGGCCGACTGGCAAGACCATGACCCCAACGCCGAACGGCCATTCGGCAACCGTGAGGTATGGGGAGGCTTTGACCCGGCGCGTTCCGGCGACACGTCCACGTTTGCCATCGTTGCCCCGCCGCTTTATGCGGTGGAAAAATTCCGCGTGCTCTGCCTTTTCCACTGGAAAGGGATGAATTTTGCGTACCAGGCGGCGCAGATCAAAAAGCTGTTCGGGAAGTACAACATGACTTACATCGGCGTGGACGTGACCGGCATTGGCCGGGGCGTATTTGAGCTGATTGAACATTTTGCCCTGCGTGAGGCGGTGGCCATTCACTACGGCATGGAAACCAAAACGCGCCTGGTCTTAAAGATGATCGACGTCATCGGTGCAAAACGCCTGGAATGGAACAAAGACAACCGGGAAATTGCCGCGTCTTTCCTGTCCATCCGGCACACCAGCACGGCAAGCGGCAACGCCATGACGTTCAAAGCCGATCGCACGGTTGAAACCGGCCACGCCGATGCCTTTTGGGCAATCGCGCACGCCATCATTAACGAGCCGATCAACTTTGAGCATAAGCGTAAATCTAAATGGAACTTAGGGAAAAAAGCAGCATGAGCAAACGCAAACCAGCCCGCCAGGCAAAGAAAGAACAGCCTGACCGCAGCAAGAAAATGAGCATCATCAGCATGGGGCGGCCGGAACCCATCCTGACCACCGGCACCAATTAC